GTTCAATATGGCGGCCTAATTACACACGCAAATTATATTCGCAAAGAGGGAGGTTTCTAAAAAGTTATTGGCTAAAAGAGTATAACCCATCCCATTAAATAACCACACCTACAAGACAAATACAACAATCCAATAGAAATGGAAATATTAGAATTTACCACGCCCATTAAACAATTAACCAATCAAGAGCGAGAATGGGCGTTAACAATCTCATCGTAGCTAGATATATACCTGTTCCTTCGCAGATCGCAGTATCGTAGCCTGCTGGCTAACAAGCCTGGGTAACAGCTCCAGCCGAAGAAAGCAACTAATTCTCGGATTCGCATATCCTGTTCTTTTACGGAGATATCCTACGGTGTATTCACTCGTGTTCGTGCGACCGACACAACGAAATTTTAAATCCCTTTTTGATCGTCGTTGGAAATAAGGAGTTTAACCTGAATAGGTGGTATGGAGCACGGTGAAAAATTTACACCCATTGACTTATTTGACTTGATTGAGGATTTAACAACTGATAATGAAGAATTTGGATTGATGAATGCTGCAGCTATGGCCGAGGAGAATAACCCACCAGACTTGCTTTATGGGAGTCAAGGATTATTTTCAACAGAAGGCGGGGAAACTAGCAATGTGCCCCAAACTATCACTGATGGTGACGATGACTGTATGTTTCAGTTTACCACTGAACCTGATCAACACAAAAACTCCCAGAAGCCACAAGTTGCTGCTGGGGGGTCTCCTAGATCCCATACTACCCCCTCTCCAACCTCAAAACTATGTGATGGGAAAGCTACAGAAGAACGAAACAGCACCCCCCCTGGTTTATTGGAAATATTGAAGATGGTGCACGCAACTGTTGATTCGCCAATTAAAAACTCTGTTACCAATGAGAAAAGTTCAGACGATGGAGAACCTGCGTCGTTGGTGGTTGATGAGTGTAGTGATACTGAAACTTGTTCCAGCCCATGTGGAACGTATCATAGCACAGACAACTCAGCCTCTAGCGACGAATGGAGACTGTCACCAAAGAGGCGCAGATCTCCAACGCCGTCATCTCCTCAATACTCCTCTCCAACACCCACCACCCCATCAACACAAGCTAAAGTCTCTCGAGGTAGGAGCGCTCAGATATCCCCAAACTCTAGGGGGGGTAGTAGATGTGGGAGTGATAACTCTTCTCGCTCCTCCTCATCTTCTTCGTCTTCGAGATCATCCTCTTCATCATCCTCCACCTCATCATCTTCATCATCAGCATCTTCAAAATATTCCTCCTCATACAAACTATCTGTAAAAAATAGAGGGTGGAGATGTAAAGGGTTTTTGTGTGATTCTCCGACTGAGAGAGCGAATATCAAGAAGAGGGGACGCCCCAAAAATCATGAAAGGGGGCTGGGTAAGACTGAGACGTCTCATATATTACCAAGTGGATCTGCCTCTCCCGAGGAGCGCGTTGCTACCTATCTTCAAAAGTCTCTCTCAGCAACACCCACTCAAAACCCTCCCCTTAAGGATCCCTCTATCCCCCCTAAAAAGAAGAGGGGACCAAAACCAGGGTCTAGGTCAAAAATTTCATTTCCCAAGGATGGTATGTCAATTGGCATGGTTCCTGCTCAGGGTCCAATGTGGACCCCTTCCGGCGACCCATGGCCAGGGTCAGATCCACCCCCAAAAGGGAGGGTGCGATATGGAGGAACTGGAGACTCTAGAGAGGGTCTATGGGACGATCCAGAGATCAAGCACGCTGCAGCCAGGTACGCTGTTTCAGATGAGCCAATGCCAGTATTTGTACCTGAAATGGGTGACTCAGCTAAGCAATATGACGCGCTCGTTAAACTCATCTTTGAGAGCAGAGATGCTATGGCATGGCTCCAAAACTCAAAACTCACGGGATCGGACCAAAGCCTTTCTCAGTTTTGTCAGAAATATGTCCACGCCCCACGTGGACATGGCTCTTTCATCACCGGGTCAGTGGCAAATTCCCTACCCCATATAGGAGATGCTATGGCAGCAGCCAACCCCCTATGGGGTCTTCCTCACGCTACAGCTTCTGTGGCTATGAGCCGTAGATATGACCGCACCCAGAAACTCTTTATTCTACAGAGTCTGAGGCGCGCCTACCAGGAAATTGCCTACCCCAAACCGAAGTCTGATGAGTCTGGGGGTAAAGGTGAACACTCACAGACAAACTCCCCACAAATTAAAACTGGGCTGTCTGCACTTGAGATTTACGGACTGATTGGCACCACACTCCAGTCTCTCCACGAGAAACCAAAGTCTCCCAGTCAGGCGTCTATGAAGAGGCATCTCAGCCTGGCTGCTGAGAACTGTGTTATTGCATGTAACTCTCTCTTCGAAAGCCTGTTGCTGCACTGTGGGGGAGCTGATCTCATCCCTGGCCTCCAGCCCGGGGAACTCCCAGCTGCTGCGTGCTCTCCAGAAGAACTCTGCTCTAATCCTTCTGTAATTGTTAAAGCAACAGGTTTGGTGTATAACCTCAGAGACTTGGTAGAACGCTCGAGAATTTTGGGAGAGTCCCATGAATCTGAGAAGCTTGGGCCCAGTGACCTAAGACTTGTGGTTCGCGCTCTGTTGGTGGTCTCTAGAACAGTCTCCCCCGTTGTCAGATACAGCGTTGAGGGGGCCAGGAGGAGGGCAGGTGCATGGAACCTAACAAGCGCTGCCTTTTCAACACCATCCACTGTCTGTGATGGACTCAGAGAAGCTGTCAACATTATAACTTCTCAATTTTCCTCTAGTATGTCCCCAACAGAGCACCCACAACCGTCACCATCTATGGCAGAGAAATGTAACAGCCCCCCTGCCAGTGCTGCCAATCAGAGGGACTCTTTTCCAACAGCAAGAGACTCCAACACCCACCGTGGTGCGCTCGAAACTGAGCAGAACAATGACCAAGTGCCCTCCACCCACAAGAAGAGCCATGGGAAGTCTAAGTCCACTCAGGAATCTGGAGACGCGGGCAGCAGCAAGCATGGATGTAGGGGCAAGAGGAAGTCAGAACCTGTGGCTGGCACCTTTAATGCATCTAAAACACCATACAACCCACCACCAACAAAGAAGAGAGCTTCCCCACAAGTACCTGCCCCTTTGGGACCAATGCCAAAAGAAGGACCACATCCACAAGGGGGTTTTAGGCGAATACCAACCGGTGACTGCCACACTCCAGTTCCCAGGGATATTGTAAAATCTGTTTACTGTCCTCCGGAAACTGTAACAGAGTTAATTGATAACCCAGTATTTCCAGAGGCTTGGAGGGCTGCGTTGGCATGTGACCCACAGGCTCTCAGTACTATTGCGTCTAGGTGCACTAGACAAACACCCGGCGATGAAGGGGGGAGAAAGTTTGGAAGCCTAATGGTTAGCGGGCCACTCAGGAGGCGTGTTGCTTGGATGCATCAAATCCCAGACCCGGAAGATGTTAAGGTTGTAATTCTGTACAACCCACTACCCTTTGAGGACCTAGCTCAAGAAAATCCCAACCAGGACCCCCAGAAAGTTCCTAAGTGGTCAACCACCAAGGGCGGACTCTCTACATTATTGGCTGCACTGGGAAACCGCCTACTTTCCAAGCAAGCCCACTCATGGGCCGGAAACTGGACTGGTAAACCCTCTATCGACCACCTCAACTCCCAAGGAGTTCTATTACTGTCAACAAAAGACTTGGCGTTTGCAGGATGTGTAGAGTATCTCTGCTTGCGTCTGGGCTCCGCCAGGAGGCGTCTGATAGTGTTTGACACCATCGACCCAGAAGATTGGCCTGAACTTGGACCAGCTGTTAGTCAGTATCATGTATATATTAGGGCTAAGCTATCCCCCTCAGCATATTGCTCCATTCGCTGGCCAGGTGATAAAGACCTAAGTAGGGCGGTTTTGGCTTCTAGTTCTATAGCTGGACCCGGAAGCTTTACTAGAGTGGAAGCAGTGTTCACCCGCCTTTACCCCAATACCAGCCCTTTAAATCTATGCTCTTCTAAAAATGTAAGCTACACGGTTGCAACGGCTGCTGGTGAGAAAACTGTGGTTCCGCTCCATCCTAGAGATTACAGACACAAAGTTCTCCCAGCTTATGATGGATGTAAGGACATGAACGTGCAGCGCGATGGGCTTAGACTTGATGAACCTGACTTTGTGGAGGGTACTGCCTTTAGTCACAGAGCCTGTAATAGATGGGGGTTGGGTGCGCCCATACGTCCCATATACCTGGCTAGCGGGAGGAGGGCTTTGGACACAGCAAACGCAGACCAGATTCCCAAGGCTGTAAAATCATTTTGCAGAGAAGCAGTTTTAGAACCAAATTTGAATGACACTCCCCTGGTATTGAGCCCCTCGATTCCCCTCCCAAAAGAAGTGCCATGTATCACATGGGAACATGGGTTTGGATCAATATATACCAAACTATCTAGTGATGGTCATCAGGACGTCATTCACCCCAAGTCTTACCACGGCATGGCTTGTGGTCAAGAAGAATCCCAGTCTGAAGTAGATATAGTTTCAATAAGCGGAGCTTTTCTCAACCACCCAAAACAGAGTATTGTCAAAATTGAAATATTATCAGATGATGAAAACAATGATGACCCGAACCCCTACATTTAAACTATACTATTGTATATTTGTATATACCATATGACTTCAATTGTATATAAAGT